GAATGGAATGGTGCGTTTGTACATAATTCAGAGTTTGAACCAAAACAACCACAATTAGAACCTAAACCAAATACAGGAGATGGTATTGCATTAAGAAATGTTAGAAGTGATAGAAATGAACCACCAACTGCAATTCTTTTACCAAACAACCCTTTTACAATTACAAACGGTAGTCCAACTTTAACTGTAAGTTTACTTAATCATACTTTAGAAGTTGGAGATTTTGTTTTATTTTATAACCCAGCTAGTAATGATCCGACACAAAGTTTTAATTTAGGAAGTAATCTTTTTCCAATATTTGCAATAGCAGATGCAATAACAGCTTCAGCAACAACTGCTACTTTTGATTCTAATACAAATTTTCCTGCAACAGGTTTTTATTTTATACAAAGTGCAACCGCACCTAGTTCAACAAATCCTGATTATGTTCCTGTAATTCAAAGAGAAGTTATACAATACACAGGCACATCTGGAGCACAAACTATAACAGGTTTAACTAGGGGCACTAATGCACCTTTTAGAGGTCAAACACCAGAGAGCACAGAAGCAACAGCACACGTTATTTCTAATGTTTTTCAAGGTTTAGAAATACAATCTGTAACTACAAGAACAGAGAATACAGGTGCTATGCCGGCTACAAAAACAGTTAATACAGGCTTTACTGTTACCTTGCCTTATAATGCAGTTGGTAATATAACAGGTGGTGGAGAAAACATTTATGTTAGTCCAATGATAAGAGGTATATTATGATAAATTATATTTGGAATAAAATTAAAAATATATTTAAACCTAAAAGACAAGAATCTGTTGTTTTACAAAAAGAAGTAAAACCTAAACTAGATCTTTGTAGTAAACATATATACTACAGAAAAAGCTGTTTAGTTTGTAGAGATCTAAGACAAGCAGGAGTTATTTAATGGCTGGATTAAGTGCATCAGGATTAAAAACACAAATTAAAAGTTATACTGAAACAGATTCTAATGTATTAACAGATGCTGTTTTAGAAAACATAATATTAAATGCACAATACAGAATATTTAGAGATGTACCAATTGATGCAGATAGAAAACAACAATTAGGTAATTTTGTTGCTGGACAAGAATCTATAAATGCTCCAGCCGGATGTTTATTTGTTAGAGGTATACAAGTTTACGATACAGCAGGATCAGAAATTACAGGGGCTAATAGATGGTTAGAAAAGAAGGATATGACATATTTACAGGAGTATCAAGATGTGACTGGAACTTCTGCCGCTCAAGGTCAACCTAAATATTATGCTATGTTTGGTGGTGCTACAGGAGAATCTGATACTACATCAGGTAGAATATTTTTAGCTCCAACACCAAATACAACATACAGATTTAGAATACATTTTAATAAAATGCCTGATCTTTTAGAAAATAATGATACTAATTATATTAGTCTTAATTTTCCAAACGGACTACTATATTGTTGTCTATCAGAGGCTTATGGATTTTTAAAAGGTCCGATAGACATGTTGACACTATATGAAAATAAGTATAAACAAGAGGTACAGAAGTTTGCTAACGAGCAAGTTGGTAGAAGACGAAGAGACGACTACACAGACGGTGCAGTTAGAATACCAATTAACTCAGCAAACCCGTAGGAGATAAATTATGGCAATAACATCAGCAATATGTTCAAGTTTCAAACAAGAACTTTTACAAGGTAAACACAATTTTGCATCATCTGGTGGAGACACTTTTAAACTTGCATTGTTTACAAGTTCTGCTTCTTTGGGTGCAGCAACAACAGATTATTCAACTTCAAATGAAGTTACAAATACATCAGGAACAGCTTACACAGCTGGAGGTGCAACTCTTACAAGATCAGGAGTTGGTTTAACAGGAACTACAGCATTTACAGACTTTACTGATGTTACATACACTTCAGCTTCTTTCACTGCAAACGGTGCAATGATTTATAATACAACTACAGGAACGGGTTCAAGCACAACTGACTCTGTAGCGATTATTGCTTTCGGTGGTGACAAAACAGCAAGTAATGGAACTTTTAAAATTGAGTTTCCTGCAAACGACGCTACAGCAGCAATAATCAGATTAGCATAGGAGGTCGACCATGTCGACTACTTCAGGATGGGGCAGGTTTACCTGGGGCCAAGCTGAATGGAATGAGGACACAACTTTAAAAACAGGTTGGGGTGCTCAACAATGGAGTGGTGATGGTGGCTGGGGAGATCTTTCTGATCAAACTGTTTCTGTTTCTTTAACAGGTATACAAATTACAACTAGTATTGGTACAGTTGATGTTCCTGATCAAGTTATAACACCTACAAGTTTTGAAATTACATTATCACAAGGCGAAGCTTTTGTTCCTGTGGTTCTTGAAGAAAGTTTATCAGCAACATTCTCTGTTGGTTCATTAACTGTAAACGATGTAACTTTAGGTTTAACAGGACAAGAAGTTACAGCTGCATTAGGTGTACCAGTCGTAGCAGACATGACAGTAGGAATAACTGGTTTAGATTTGACTTTATCACAAGGTACAGCTTTTGCTCCAAATGAAACAGTAATTATTTCTGGTCAAGAAATAACCTTAACACAAGGAACTGCAACTGGAACATCTTCACAAGAAGTTGCTTTAACAGGTATTGCAGCCACGTTTAGTCTTGGTTCAATAACTGTACCAAACGATACAGTTATTGTTTCTGGACTTTCTATGGAAACTACTCTTGGTTCTATAATTGGATTAGGAGGTGCTGTTGCTAATGTAACTGGTATTAGCATGACATCTAGTTTAGGATCTTTGACTGTAGAAGAAGGCCTAGGATTAACTGGAGTATCATTTAGTGCTAGTTTAGGAACGGTTTCATTAACCGATATTACAGTAGGATTGACTGGACTATCTGCAGAATTTAATATTGGAGCAGTGGATATATTTGCATATGGTGATGTTGACACTGGTTCAAATACATCATATAACAATATTTCAACAGGTTCGAATTCTTCATATTCGAATGTTGCAACTGGATCAAATACAAGTTATAACGATGTAGCAGCTTAGGAGAATTTTTTATGGCATCAACATATACACCTCTAGGAATTGAAATTCAGCAAACTGGTGAAAATGCTGGAACTTGGGGAACAAAAACAAATACTAATTTAAGTATTATTGAACAAATATCTGGTGGTTATACAACTCAAGCAGTTACAGATGGTTCAGATACAACTCTAAGTGTTACGGATGGAAACACAGGTGCAACTCTTGCACATAGAGTTATAGAATTTACAGGATCACTTACAGCATCTAGAAATGTTACAATACCTTTAGATGTACAAAATTTTTATATTTTAAAAAATGCAACTTCTGGATCTCAAAATGTAGTATTTAAATATGCTAGTGGTACAGGAACAAGTGCTACAGTCCCCAATGGTAAAACTGTAATTGCATATGCAAAAGCAGATGATGGCAGTAATCCAAATATTACATTACAAGAATTTGGAGGAGATGTTGTAGATGATACATCACCACAATTAGGTGGTGATCTTGACATGAATGGTAATGACATTGTTACTACTTCAAATGCAAATATTGATTTAAATCCAAATGGAAGTGGTGTTGTTAATCTTGTAGGTAATGCTACAAGAGCCGCTACACTTAGATTTAATGAGGATACAGACGATGGATCCAATTATATTGAGTTAAAAGCAGGCGCAATAGGTTCTAATTTAAGTTTTGTTTTACCTACAGCGGATGGATCAAACGGACAAGCTATAACTACAAATGGCTCAGGAACTCTATCTTTTTCAACAGCAGGAATAACAACAGGAAAAGCTATTGCAATGGCAATCGTTTTCGGTTAAAAGGAGTAAATTATGGCAAACCCAAATATAGTATCAGTATCCAGTATTAAAGGTGAATCGGTAGGATTCGCTTTATCAGCTACTACGACTACAACTTTAATGACTGTATCATCTGATAAAGTTGTAAAAGTAAATAGAATTACATGTGCAAACGTTGATGGAACGAATGCAGCAGATTTAACTGTATCAGTTACAAAATCAAACTTTACACCAGATGGTGTAGCAAACTTTGATACATCTGGAACTTTCCATTTAGCAAAAACAGTATCAATACCAGCTGATGCAACGTTAGTTGTACTTGATACTCCAATATATTTAATGGAAGGTGATGTACTAAAAGGTGGAGCAGGTGCAGCATCTGATTTAGAACTATTCGTATCATATGAATCGATAGACGACGCATAGGAGGTTTAAATTATGGCTGGTAATGGCGGAATAATTGGACCAACAAAAGTTGTTAATACCCCACAAAGTAGAACAGAAACGTTTACTTCATCAGGAACATTTCAAAAGAAAAACTGTACATCTACAATACCAGAGGTAATGGTTATTGCTGGTGGTGGAGGAGGTGGAACAGGAGGTAGAGCTGGTGGAGGTGGAGCAGGTGGTTATAGAACAGCTACTTGTGTTTCTATTCCTACTAGCTCTTTAACTGTAACAGTTGGAGCAGGTGGAGCAGCTAGAACTGGAAATCCAAACCCAGGTGCTGATGGTAATGATGGTAATGATTCTACTTTAGGTTCAATAACATCTAATGGTGGTGGAGGTGGATCTGGAGCTCCATTTAGTTGCACAGGTAACGTTGGTAGACCAGGAGGATCAGGTGGTGGTGGAGGTCAAAGTGGCGCTCCCGCTGCATCAGGTTCAAAATCAGGAGGATCAGGAAATACTCCTCCAACAAGTCCCTCACAAGGTAATGCTGGTGGTAATGGAATACCATACTCTGCAGGTGGTGGAGGTGGAGCAGGAGGAGCTGGTGCTAATGGAAGTCCAGGTTGTTCTCCATCAGGAGCTGGTGGTAATGGAACAGCAAATGATATTACAGGAAGTTGCGTAACCTATGCAGGTGGTGGAGGTGGCGGATCAACTAATGGTGGTAATGCAGGAGCAGGAGGTCCAGGCGGTGGTGGAGCAGGTGGGTCTTCACCTATTTCTGAAATTGGTGTAAGTGGAACTGCAAACACTGGAGGTGGTGGAGGAGGAATGGGATTTCCTAATCCTAGTTCTATCGCTGGTTCTTCAGGTGGTTCAGGTATAGTAGTTATAAAAGAAACAACACCTAAATGTGCATCAGGTATTTGGAATTTAAATACAGTATTTGATCAAGTTAAAGAAAATAATTGGATAACAAGATCAACAACAGTAGATTATATGGTCGTTGCTGGTGGTGCTGCTGGTGGTGGAACAACAGGAGCTTGTCAAGTAGGTGGAGGTGGTGGTGGAGCTGGAGGTTATAGAGCTTCTGGTTATGGCCCAAGTCCATTACAAGGAACAGCATTAAGCTTAGGTTTAGGAACATACGCAGTAACAGTTGGAGGTGGTGGAGCAGGTTCTAATAGTCCAGTTTTAGGAGCCAATGGTTCAAATTCAGTATTTAATACAATAACATCAACAGGTGGTGGTAGAGGAGCAGCAGAAGGTGCAGGTGGGCCAGGAACAAACGGAGCACCTGGAGGATCAGGTGGTGGTGCCGCTGGAACTGGACCAGGTACAGTTGGAGCTGGTAATGCTGGAGGATTTACAATTCCAGAAGGAAATGCAGGTGGTAATGAACAATATTCAGCTGGACCAACTGCGGTAGCCGCAGGTGGTGGAGGTGGTGGAGCAACTGCTGTTGGAGCAGACGCAACACCTAGTGCAGCGGGAGCTGGAGGTGCTGGAGCACCTAACAATATTAATAACAGTTGTACAACGTACGCTGGTGGTGGAGGTGCATCTACATTTAATAACAACGGAACTGTTGGAGCTGGTGGAGCTGGTGGTGGAGGAGCTGGAGTTAAAAATAATGCCCCACCTGCAAACAATGGAACTGCTAACACTGGTGGTGGAGGTGGTGCCACTGGAGGTAAAGCTGGTGGTGGTGGAAATAGTTTTGCTGGTGGTTCAGGTGGATCAGGTATCGTGGTTGCGAGAGCAGGATCAAGCTGTGGAGTTTTATTTACAACATGTAGTGCATGTGCACCAGTTACATCTCCTGATGGTTCAACTATGATTGCAGAATTTAAAGCATCATCAAATTTAAATATTTTAGATTCAGGTGCAGGTGTTGCATTTGATTA